GAATCCTGTAGTTCCATTAATATCGCCAAGATATTCGCGATGGCAGACAATGTTGGTTGACTTGGTCGTGTCAAATTTGGGGACCTGGGACCCGTTGGTGAGGACGTTGTACTTGGGGTCGTCTCCCACCTGTGTATAGTCACCTGATCCGAAAATCGAACCGATGCCAGAGCCGAGCCATTTGCCAACACCCTTGAGGTACGGGGCGTTGAACATCTGGCCGACTTTCTGGCCGACGATTGCACCAGCTTCGGCAAAAGGCTTCGACTTTCGTGGAGTTCTCTTGGGCTGTTGGACATTCTTCTTCTGTTGTGGTTGTTGTTGTTTCTTGTTTTGTTTTCGCATTTGTATTGGATACCCTAATGCGAACAAGGGGACTGTACATCCTGTAACAACTATAAAAGGACCGCCGTGCAGTCTCTTGGCATTTTGTTTAGCACTAGAGTAATAGTTTTGGGGTATCATGTTACAGGACCCAATATTGAGGAATATAAACCCTTCGTTTAATAGACATTGCGGTCTAGGCATACGCCCGTAGTTTAAAGACCTCCCGGTCTAATTATGGAATTTCAACCCGCTTACGGGTGCCATAGGTCCGGTAAATACTCGGTCGTCTCTTCAAAGCCATAAGTCCTGTTTGAGGCATCGTATAGCTCTTCATAAGCTTCCTGCTCACTAGGGGTGAGTCCAAAAGCTAAGTAAAACGACAATCGCGTCTCCGGTGTGGGGAGAGTGTACTTGCGATCCATTCCAAGGGCTTGCCATGTCATTCCGGTTATTAATGTGGGATCTTTAAGCGCCCGAGCGCCTTCGGCGGCTCTCAAGAACGTCTGATAAAAGTTTTGTAACACCGGGACACCACCGGTCAAGGATAGACCAGCTTGTCCAACTGCTGAACTCCACATACGATAAACGTTAGGGTTATTCAACGGCTTGAATGACATGCAATCCTTCGGAATGCTCTTTCTGGGGTCCCGCACCATTAGGGCCGTTTCTCCCATGCGTATCGGACGGGACTGACAAAAGTCAATCTCTTCAAATACATACACAGGAGTCTCAACCTTCATGGTG